AACTCCGGCTTGTCACCCGGATCGGCAATAAACAGGATCTCTGCGTCAGGAACCGTGTTCCTGGCGGACTCAAGCAACGGTTCTACCCGGTGCGGACGCTTCAACACCGGAACAAGAATCGTTAGCTCCGTCAAGACCCCTCATGGCAGTCAAGTTCTTCGCACAGTTCGTCCAGCACATTTGATGCCCTGGCCGAACCCGCGTTCGAACCGAGCAGGGTCCGGCGAATGACAAGCACCTCAACATCAGACAAGGACATGGCCGATGACACGTCCCGGTTGAAGTTCTCGGAGTAGCTGTAAGAACCAATCGTTTCCGACCGGGAAAACAGGCCGTTCGGGTTCGCCAGTGCCCGGCATGTCAGTTCAATACAAAACCCACGAATCACCGTGGGAACCGGTGACAAGGCGGAAGCCTCAGCATCGGACAAATCTGCCGCGTTGCCTATCGCGGCAGTAGCCAGATCAAGCAGAAGCTCAACCTGATCCTCCTCAATGGAGGTGAGTTCGCGGCCAAGCCGCGTTTCCACATCAGTAGAGGTCGCGAAAGCCACGACTCACCTCCAAAGGAAGGAAGGGATCAGGAACCTACGTCGCCCAGAACAGCAAACGGGTAACGATTCGCCTCAACCTCATTCTTCCGGTTGATCGGATTCGCGACCGCGTACCCGTACCGGACCACAACGCGCAGGGCCTTCGAGTCCTGCTGCATCAGGTTGAGAATGACCTTGCCGTCACCGTCCGAGATCACACCTTCCTCGAAGATCTTGAAGGTGATGTCCTGGCGAACACCGACAACGAGCTTGTTCCAGTCGCCGGCGATGACGTCGTAATCGGAATCCCAAGCGCCGTTCTGGTCGCTGTAGATCACCGGCTCGCCATACAGGGTCGCCGGAGTGCCAGCGGTCAGCGACGGCTGGAAAATCAGGTTGCCATTCTCGTCCCGCAGGCCACGCAGACGGGCCTTGATGCCGGTCCGGGCAGCAAACCCGTTCACAGCGAACCCGTCCTCTTCGACCAGCGACATGAGGCCACCCTCACCGCCGATGTCCGACCCGATGTCCGACTTGCCAGACGCCCAGTCGATGTCACCGGGCGCAATCGCGTTCCCGGCCTGAACCGCACCCGTCACGACCGCGTCCTCCGTGAACGGGTTGTTTACGTCGAACAGAACCGCAGCATCGTAGGCGGCACCAATGGCCTCCACAAGCAGCGGACGGACCTCACCGAAAATGTCGATGGCCGAGTCATCGGCAACCGCATCCGGGATCGGCACGACCACGGCAAGCTCCTCAGCTTCGAGGTACTTGTTTGCCCACTGGGCCTCGGTGGTCTGCTTCAGCCCCGTGTCACCGCTGACCCAGTATGCCTCGGGCAGCGCGGAAAGAACGGGGGTCCGTTCCTTCTTCGTGGACATGGTGACCTTCCGGCCAAGAGACAGGGCAGCCGACGCGGCCGGCAGCCCCTTGATGATCTCGTTTCGTTCCTTCTCAGGGATAAGCGCACCAGCATCGGTGCGACTGATGATGTCGTTGACAGCCACAGTGGGCCTCCTTCGTTTTGATTAGGAGAGGCCCACCGGGCCTCGGTTAGCCGCGGGCAGAAGCGCCGCGGATGATGTCGTTGAACGACCGCTCACCGGAAGTGGCCTCGCCCTTCCCGGCATCGGTGTCCACGGACGGTCCTTCGTCGGTCTTGACCAGTTCAGCCAGCCGCTCAGCGTCCGCTTCAAGCTCTTCCTCCGTGCCACCGCGCAAACGCTCGGCAAGCTCCGGAGGCAGCTTCGTTTTGCTGGCAACCTTCAGACGCAGCAGCTCGGCCTCGGCCTTGCTCGCACGGTCCTCCAGCGCCTTCCGGGCTTCCTCAGCCTTCTCGGCCTCGGTTTTGTCCCGGTCCTCGTACTCCTTCAGCTTCGCCTGGTTCGATTCCAGTTCCTGACGAGCCGCCTTGTACGCCTTCTCATGCTTTCGGGCCTTCGCCTTCCAGTCATCATCCGGCGTCACCTTCGTGTCCTCTACCGTCTCTTCGACAGCCTCGGTTTCCTCCGTCGATTCTTCTTCGGAGGTGGTTTCCTCTTCGGCCATTCGGCCTCCTCGGGTAGGCCGCTATTCAGCGGCGTTTACGAAATCTCAGAAAGAGACTTGAAGTTGTGTGACGGGTCCATCAAGACCGCGCCAAGCTCCCCGTGCTGCCGTACCGCAACCCCGTTCGGCAGGAGCGCCGCACCCTCATGCGGCTCGGTCAAGGGTTCCAGTGAGCAACCGCAATGCGGATGAAGCGGCATCGCGGACCCGGACTTCACATACGCCCCGTTCACCGTCAAACAGAACTGGCAGGCATCGCCGTCAGCGACCCGGCGATAACCGAAACCCGTGTCCAACGCCCCGGCAGTCGCCCGCATCGCCAGTTGCGGATCAGTCGCCGCGGCAGTCACCGCACGAACCCGGCCCAAATCAACCGCGGCAGTCCAGAGAGTGCCGGCTTCCAACGCCGCCCAAACATCCACGAACGGCCGGGCGTAAACCTCTTCAAGCGGAACACCGCCCCGCAAACCCGCAATCACCCGGTCAGCATCGAACCCTGCAGGTTGCTCCTCACGCGCCCGCGCAATATACGCGGCAGTCAGGTTCACAGACGCCCGGACGCCCGCCCTCACGGCAGGTAACGCCCGTTCAAGAAACTCCGGCACGTTCTCCCGGTTATAGGCCGGAAGCGCCAACCAGGCACTCTCAACGGCGCGGGAAGTTACCTCCCGAATCCGCTTCTCACCCCTGATATGCGCTTCAGTCAGTCGGGACGGCATCAGGTTCCGTCAAAAGGCCAAGAAAGGCATCGGAGGCGCGAAGCTGCTCAATCCGGTTGATGTCCTCCTGAGTCATGTCCAAAACCTCCGACGCAACCGCCTGCCACGGCAAAACATCCTTCAACTTCGTCGCCGCATCAGCCCGCTCCGACAGCGAATAAGACTCACGGTTCACCCACTGGATCGCCGCCGACTGCGGAACCTCCAGCCCCTTCATGCGACCGGCGACACGCAGGATCTCCTCGGCACCCTCCGCGATGAACGGCAAATGATCCGAAACCCTCGCGTCGAGCGGCATGTTGGACGCCCGGATCGTTTCCGTGTTCACATTCGCAACCGGGTTCGACTTCAACTGCCACAACGGAGTGCCCGTCACACCAGCCAGAACCTCAATGTCACGGTCAAGGGCCTGACCGAACTTCTCAAGGTCCGCAGCCTTGAACTCCTCCAGTTTCGCGGACGGATCTTCCAACTGGGCGATGACGTCCGCGCCAAGATCAAACGGCGCGATCAGCTTGCCATCATCGTCCCGCAGAATCTTCTCTCCGATCACCACCCGCACCGGGAAGGATGCGGTGAACGCGATTACGAGCCGCAGAAACTCCAGTGTGTTGATCCGGTCCAGTAGGCCCAGCTCGGTTTCGTAGTCGCCCTGGGCGGCACCGAACCGGCCCGGTTTCAGACCGCCATTGGTCGAAATCTCGATTGCCGGAACCGTTCCGTACTTGTTCGGCAACGGGTCACCATCAAGAACCCAGTTCACCGTTTCCAATGACTCACGATCCGACACCGATTCGACCTTCCGATTCGTCTTGAACCGGTACGTCGCATCCGGGTAGTACAAGGTGCCGTGAAGAACCTTGCTGGAATCGGTCCAACGCCGAAGGCCAGCAACACGGTTGTACCGAGAACCCTCCGCATACTCCACGATCACCGTCGCGGAATCCTCAAGAATGATCTCCGGCTCACCCTCCGGACCAGGACGCACAATCGCGAACGCCCTGCCATGCGTCAAGATCGAGTCCGTGGCACGGCGAAACTCCGCGTTCATGCGATTGTCCTGCCAGATCGACCAAAGCTGCTTGTCCAACTCGTCATCGCCGGTCTTGACACCACCAACCCGCATCTTCGACGCCGCCGCCTTCACGATCTGCTTCGCGTAGTTCGTGGATGAAAGCGACATCAACATCCGGTACGCCGTCGTCACCTTCGCGTGCTTGATAGCGGGAGGGATCGCCCCGCCCTTCTCGGACCGGTAGCTCTCTAGTTCGGCGTGCCGCTTGGCCCTCACGTCGAGTTCCGCACCGAGCAGCTTCAGCTTCTGTTTCAGTTCATCCTCAGTCGGCACAGATCACCTCCTCACCACGTAGCACGGGAATAGTTCGGTTTGTTCAACACCCCGGCAGCAATCGCATCACCACGGGCCTTCCACGACAAAACACCACACATCGCAAGGTCGATCTTGTGAACGGACTTCGCGGATTCCTTAGAAATCAGCCACAGAAACTTGCCGTCCTCATCACGCATGTTCGTCGGACGACGAATCGAGTTCCCAACATGCCGAACCAAAGCCTCATCGCCCGAATGACTCATCACCGAAGGGCGCATATCGGTCAGGAACTCACGCAACGCAAAAGCCATTGGTTTACGGCGGTTAGTCCACCACTCGATCACCTTGTCATCACCGAACTGGCCCGCCCACCGATCAACGGCTTCCTGCCAATACGGCGGGTCGCAATACATGCGCCACACATCCCACCGACCGAAAATGAAAGCAACCGCGTCGTTTACCTCGTCAACGGGAACCGCCCACTCCGCATCAAGCGGAATGTCACGGGGCCGCTCCCACACACCGGCAACGAATTGGTGGCCTGACTCAACATCAGTGACCACCAGCCCAGTCGCGTCGTTGTAAAGCGAACCATCGAAACCAACCGTCACAACATTGCCGGCAGGAACCTCAAAGTCCTTCGCCAACGACTCATACACCGCCAAATCAAATGCCTTCGACTCACCCGCCACTATTCGGTTCCCGTAGAACCGCTCGGCCTGCCCCGGATCAGTCTCGATCAACTCTGCGGCCTCAGCCTCGATTGCGTCCTGGTCAACCCAATCCGATCCGAGATAAACCTGCTTGTGGATCTTCCGTCGATCAGCCTTGACCGTGTAAACAAGATCCTTGTCGGGCAACGGATGAAACCTAAAAATGTCCTTCGCCGCGGCCTCGGCGGTCCGTTGGGCCACCGACCCCTGCGCCGGGTCCCACGCATTCGACGTTTCCTCCGCACGACCGCCCATACCAGACAAACCACGCCGCTGCGTCTCCGCGACCTTCACCATCCCCGACGATTCATCCCACAGGCCAGTTTCGTCCTGCGGCACATACGTCACGCGCTGACCGAGCCGCGATCTCGCGCTCGAAGTCACCACATCAATCCGACCATCGTTCGGCAGACGAATGAACTCCTCACCCGTCTTCGGGATCAACTCATGAAGCGGCCCCTTGTCAATCATCGGACGGAGCGCGTCATAAATGTTGTCGGTTTGCTCCTCCGAGAACGCCGTGATCTGAATCAACGGAGTCGGCCACCGCATCCCCATCGCCTCACCAGGCTCGTACTCGTACACGAACCCGCAGCCGCAACCATGATCCCGACAATCCCAGACCTCACCGCCCCTCGCCCAGCCAGCGAACAGCGCCGGACCAACCGCCTCATTACAGATCCGGCAAGCCGTGTACGGAGCCTTCCCCGCCTTCTGC